CACGACGCTCTTCCGATCTGTCGCGAATTACCCACGGCTGAGATCCCCCAAAGTACCTACGAATTCTGGCGCTGGAGGTCACCTAGCCGTCCTGATCGCTTCCCTTAGCCTAGACGCAAAGCGAGCCACAAACCCGCTCCTGCGGCTTCCTACGACCCCTGTGACGATCTTGCCGAATGGGAACTTGGCGCTATACTCTGCCTTATCAACATAAGATGCAACCTTTCTTATCTTTGATTTGCCCTTGCCGTATCGCTCCCATATACCTTCACTGCCTCTGCTTCCTTCTGGTGCGCCGTGGAAGTATTTCTCCTTATTGGTAATCATCTGCTGCACCTTGCCTCGCGTGAAGTTGCCGTACTTGTTCAGCCTTGCCTTGGATGTAGGCGTCATGATTGCCTTGCGCTTAGGGAAGCGTGTGCCTCCTTCGATCTGATACTCCATGTACGCATGGTCATCTCGTAGGTAGACTTCAGCCATTAGGTCGCGCTTGTTCGCTCTGCGATAGCGGAAGGAGTTCTTAGTCCATCGAGTAGCACCACCACTGAATACATTGGCGGTCTGCTTATTGCTCTCTTGATAAGATCGTTGGGCTACATCATTCAGCGCCTGACTCGTCGCGTATGGTATTTGCTTCCGGTACTTCCTGTCCAGAGTCTTGGTGATCTCCTTGATGTTGCTCTCTACGCTTATCTGCATTGTCTTTACCCTTACCGAATATGGCTTCCCAATTGCTTTGGAATACGTCAGATGCTACCAGTCTTGGTCTACGTCCTGAGCCTTTACCGTTCATGCCTTTCTGCTCCTGAAGTCTAGCAGTGTGTAGTTAGAGTCAGGCACTGCCCTCGTGTAACAATCAACGACCTCAATGACCCCACCATTACGCAGGTACTCAGCTACATCTTCTTGGAGCTTCAGTCTCATCTTATCCTTACTGATAAGGAAGTCTGTCTTAGCTGCCGCCTGTACCTTACGGCTCATGATTACTGTGTTCTTATCAAGGTCTCTCAGGCTCATAAGATTATGTCCATGTTAAACATGATGGGCAGGTTATGCTTTCTGCGCTGCTCTCGTCTAGCCAACGATTCCTTTATGACCTTGTAGTCAGAATAACGAATACTCTCGCCTCGTTTAATGCTCTCATGTGCCATAGCGATGATACCTTCATCCCAATCTGACTTCTTGTTAAGCAGCCAGTGCTTATCATCATCTCTAACCAACGCCTTGTCAAACAACACTTCAGGCTTCAGGCCAAGAGCAGCCACTACGTCCAAACCGTTAGCCTGACAACTGAAGCAGTAACAGAGTATAACATCGTCCTTCTGTGTCACGCTCATGGATGGGTTTCTATCCCCATGCACTGGACAACAGGCAGTGTACCCATTACTGGACTTTCTGACCTTATCTAACCGCTCAAGAATTACTGATATATCTAGCATTACCCTTAGCCCTGCGTATCTGTAGCATTTGAATCCAGCCCTTAACGTCCTTCGAGACAGTAGGGATAGGTACTCTATCAACGTTCTTAGGCCATACATCCCACTTAGATTTGTAAGCGTGAGACACCCAACCATCTGCATAGCCCTTCTGCCTCGCGTAATACAACAGCTCGCCGTACCAGCGGTTCTTATCTTGTCCTAGCGTTAGCTTATCCACCTTCTTGAGCATCCCACCTGTGTCCTTAAAGATCGGCTCTTTAGATGGCAGTTCATATCCACACGCACATTTCCTGCCTGAGAAACACGCTGAACATACTGGACAATCTCTGAGAATAGGTTCTTTATCAGGCGTATCAGTCTGCTTCCTTTCGTCAAACTTAGTGCTGCCTTGGTCTAGCGATCTTGGGATTACGTCTTCGGGGAACATATTGTGGCGCTGAAGATTAGATGCATGATCTAAATAGATCGCGCGTTCCTTGCCTTCCGCAATACGCCAGATGCGACCTGCTCGCTGTATCCAACTGATTTTGCTAGACTTTTGAGTCGGAAAACAGTCTATCAATATTTCAACCGAAGGATCGTCATAGCCAGTACCGAGCAAGCGACTGCATGACAGTACAAGCGCCCTACCTGCCCTGTGGTCATCGTAGATGTACTTGCGCTCGTCCTCTGGCATATAACCATCAATATGCAATGCAGGGATTCCTGCGTCATTGAACTTAGCCACTAGCGCCTTGCTGTGAGCTACCGAAGGGCTGAACGCAATCGCTCGCTTAGTAAGATCGGCTGAATGAACCCTGTAATTCTGTACCACATCACCGTTGAAGGTTTCAGAGTCCATCATCGCCGCCCCAAGAGCTTCAGGGTCAAAATCTGACCCACCTGTTGCCAATGCCTTTTTCTTAATGCCCTTGGTGTCAATGGACTGTCCGACATAGTAGTCAGTGGGACATAGGTAACCCTTGGCTATTAATTGCCTTGGGGTAATCGGTACGAGTAAATCATCCCAATATTTCCCCAGACCCTTAGAGTAAGGAGTAGCTGACAGGCCGATAAAAGGGATGTTGTCATAGCGCTTCATGAACCCCTCAACCAATCCCTTATACATTGTGTGGCATTCATCGACGATTGCTAGATCAAAGGGCAGGTGCTTGCGTCTTACAGCCGTTTGCACAGACGCTATGGTAATCAGTTTGCGGCTATCATACCTTGGATCGTCTCCTTGCATAACCGAGAAGTCTGCACCCATTGACTCAAAGACCGCAGCAGATTGCCCTACGAGACGTATTCTGTCGCAATAGAAGATACTGCGTAACCCCTTCTCAGCGGCTTTTTGCATGATAAAACACGCAACCGCCGTTTTTCCCATCGAGCAAGGAGCTGCCAGCAAAGGACGCTTCTTACCGCTGCGGAGAGACTGACGGAGCATTTCCACAGCCTCTTCCTGATGTGGTCTTAGCTTAATCATGTTAGATGCGTCTTTTGTGAGGCTTTGTAAACTTTACGAAACATATATTGGTCATTAAACACTTTAATGCGCCTTATATTATGCATTGCGACACTTTATCGCGCCTGATTGTAAAACAGATGCCGTCCGATTTGACGGCTCTTATTTAGGCTGCTAGTAACCCAATAAGGCTGAACGTCGTCTCTGTGGTAGTAAGTAGCTCCACCAGTTACATCCGCGAGATTGCGCCAATTCACCGCAATACTGAGGGCTACCGTGTACGCCTGTTCATCATCTATTAATTCGGGCTTACCATCGCACCAGTAGCTGAAGTGGCATTGATTACGGACTGGGTGACCTTTCCAGTAACGACCTTGTTGGACTACCTCGCAAGGCGTATCAGGGAAGTGCGGACTGTTAACCCTGTTAATGATGGTGTTGGCTACGGCAACTTGTCCCTGTAGCGGCTCTGAGCGAGCCTCAAAGAACACAGTAAGTGCGATACAGGCAATTGAACTAATCATCAGAACTCCATGACTGCTATCTGTTCTTCTAGCGTGTCTCGCGCAATCTCTTCAGCGTCAGATGCCAAAATGGTTTTCTTGGCCTCAGTCCAAGCGCGTAGCTGAATTTGAGCCGCCTCTGCTGCAACATGATCTTCGATGTACCATCCCCGATATTTTTCGATTGCAGCCTTGTTAGTAGTGCAATAGCCAAATCTCACGTTGTTGCGCGTCAATGTCCACATTAGAAATCACTCCTTTTTACACCGTTGTAATCGTAAATATCCAGCGCTGGCACATCATGCAGGTCGGTATACCTGTTCCATATTTTAGAATCGAGGTCGTCCATGATTTCGCGCTTGGCTACGTCGTAGAAATGCTCGTACTTGATAAAGAAGTCATCATGGCTCATCTGGCCAGCAAATGCCTTAGCCATATCAACGTGAAACTGCTGGCATTCTAGCTCTGTGCTTTCACAAAACATCATCTCCTGAAGCTCGTAAGGAGTTTCCTCAGTCCAAGCAATGACTAACTGATTTGCAGCTTGATCTGTTGCTTCTACACATCGGTTTTTTGGGTCTACTAAGTTATCGAGGTTAGCGTCAATCGCTTCAATTAAGCTCATGTTATCCCTCGCAAGTGATGTTTAGGTTTTTATAATTAGGCCAGCCTATGTCTGGGTTCGAGCGGTTAAGACATACCATCTCGGCATATTCACTAGAGGCGCGTTCAGCTTCTTCACGGTCAAACGTACCTGCGAAGCTCATGCCAGTGACTATAAGTATTAAAGCTGCGATTAATGTTAGTTCTTTCATGTTGTTCTCCTTTTGTTGGCATGATATTGCCTATACCAAACACAGGAGTCAACACCAATCGTTAACTTTATTACTGATAATTTATACAGCAGTTTTGGTGTTTTGAAACGTCAGGCAGGAAAGCCCATTTTCCCCCGCAAACACACCACTGGCACATGGTGTCCTGACGCTCCCTGATGGGAAAGCCCGAAGGCTTGGTACTAATTATGACGATCCACAGGGTGAACCGCTCCCCCGCCAGAATGAACTGGAGGTACTGCCGTGCCTAACTTGCAACCTGATGTGTGTGTTTGCGGGTTCCTGTTGACATGGGCTGGTCAGCGCAGGAGTTTTAGGTCGCTCGTCTCTCCCATTTCTGGGGCTAATTTAAGGATCAGCTACCATGAGCCAGAGTACGTCAGGCTTTACCACACGGACGGTATAGGACTTGGCTGGATCGTACAGGATGGTGTAGAATGTCCCTTGTCGGGTTTCTACTTTTCCTATTCCAAGTCAGAATTTAGGGCTGATAACCCACCGACAAGTTAAGGATAGTACCCTTGAGTGAGATTTGCAAGCCCTGACCCGTTGTGAAACGCTTAGGGCTTTTTTTTGTCTTGCATAGGGACAAAAGCAAGAAAAAATAGTTGGTTTTGCCCCCCTAGAAAGTTCTTGCGATTCGTCTACGATTGCAGTAGATTTGTCTACTCAAGGAGATTACTACATGAAACAATCAGACGAAATTAAAGACCTAGCACTGGCATTATGTAAGGCTCAATCCATGATGGCTAAAGCAACTATGTCTGGCGTGAACACTAGGTTCAAAAACGAAAAAGCTAAGATTACTGGGGCTTACGCTAACCTAGACGACATACTTACAGCGGCAAAACCAGCGCTCAACAAATGCGAGATTGCGTTTACCCAACACGCTTATGCAGTAGGAGGCGAGGTTGGTGTAGAAACCATGTTGATGCATTCGAGCGGTCAGTACATTGTGTCTCGTTTTGGCGTTCCCGCTGACGCACATGGGGCGCAAGCCTACGGTTCAATTGTGACCTATTGTCGGCGCTTTGGTTTGGCATCTATGGTTGGGCTGACGGCTGAAGAGGATGCGGATGGGGAAAACATCCCAGAAAGCGCGTCATCTCCTTCTATTTCCGCTCAACAGGTTGGGCAGCTACAAAACACACTAGCTGATCCTACTATTTCCGCTCAACAGGTTGGGCAGTTACAAAACGCACTAGCTGAAAAGCATATAAATGAAGCTGATCTTTTGAAGCATAAGGAGGTTGAGAATTTAACCCAAATCAAAGCCTCTGATTTTAATTCTTTACTATTACACATTAAAGCAAAGCCATGAGTGTCCAAGATGAAATCAAGTGTTTAGGTTGCACTAAGGTTTACAGAAAGCAGGACAGTATGTGCGCTAACTGCATTAAATTGGTTGCTATGTTAAATGCCACTTGGAGAATATATAATGCCGAGGATAATGAAAGCCCCCCAAGGAACTCCCGAATGGCTGATGGAGCGCAAAGGCTGCGTGACAGCGAGCAACTTTAGCAAGGTATTTACTACTGCTGGCAAACTGTCTACCAGCCGAGATGGTTTGATTAACCAGCTCATTGCCGAGAACCTAACTGGCAAGCCGACTGAGACGTTTAAGTCGGAAGCTATGCAAAGGGGCAACGATCTTGAGCCTGATGCGCTCTCACTAGCAGCACTCTTGTTAGACGTAGAAATAGCCAAATCGCCCTTTTTAAAGATGGACGATTATGAGATAGGGTGTAGCCCCGATGGTGTGTGGGATAACTGCGGTATTGAGGTGAAATGCCCAAATCCTGCCACTCACATCGCATATCTACGCAAGGGTAAGCTCCCTACGGCATACGTCCAGCAAACGCAGGGTACTATGCTTCTGCTAGATCTTGCTGAATACTGGTTTTTCTCTTACCATCCTGATTTAGAACCGCTTCTAATTAAGGTAAAAAGAGATGACAAACTGCTCAAACTGGCAGAACCTTTACTAATTGAGACTGCTGAAATTATAAAATCCGAAACCAAGAGGTTATTATGAGTCAAATGAAAACATTAACCAGCATCAATAAATCCACTTATGACGATTCGTACTACGGTCAGATAAGCCCTGACTCGTTGCGCGAGCTTGTAGCAGCGTTAGATGCCAATCAGGTATCCTTAAACAAGAACGGCAACATCGCTCTTAAATGCTATAAGAACACGCCAGAGGGTGGTGGTCACCCTTACATATCTGTTAAGTGGATGCCGCCACGAGACGCTGCCCCTGCTTTTGCCCCTGCTGCCCCTGTTGCTGAGGTGGTGTTTGAGGACTTACCATTCTGATGTATGAATTCAACTTTGGTCGCTCACTAAAGATTGCTCAGGAGGTCAACGGTTTTAAATCCGTTGATCTTGCTCAGCAGTTTGGCGTGAGGAAGCAACAGATATCGAGGTGGAGGGGCATGGAAGACGCGCCCTTATCCCTTGTCTGTAAGGTGTCTGGTGCTATAGGCTTAACTCCTATCGAGTTCTTGCGCTTAGGGATGGACAATGCAGACATTTAGTTGCTTGGAAGCAGCGTTAGAGGAAGCTAAGTATTGCGCGGTAGCAGAGCGTTTTAAATACTATGTCTTCCAGAGAGACGATAGATATGTAGTCCGTAAGAAAGGAAGCTCTGTTCGCTTCCAGACTCCGCATATCGAAGTTGGATTTGAATACGTTAAACTGGGTAGGCCACCTGATGTTGAATAATTTTACTAGACCACGAGAATACGCCGCCAATATTTTGACGCTTGCGACAAGAGAAGAGCGGAAAGCAGCGCTAGACAAAGTGCCAGACGATTTAAAAGCATGGGTGGAGCTGTATGTCAGAAATGAGTATGCAAGAAAAAGAGTACAAAATAGCTGAATTGCTGGAAGTTAGTAAACAGTACAGCGAAGCAGAGGCAACTCGCCAGTATTTGATGGAGTTTCGTAAAAGCAAAAAGGCTATACTGATGGCGCAAGCTGAAAGGGAAGCGCAACAAGATCGAACTGCGATCCCTTTAGCTAAGCAGGAGCGTTACGCTTATGCTCATCCAGAATATATCGAGTTACTGGACGGCCTTAAAGTAGCTATTGAGCGAGCTGTATATCTGAAGCATCAAATCCTAGCGATTAACATGAGGTTTGAACAATGGCGCAGCATGAAAGCGACGCAAAGGGCAGAGATGAATTACCGATAGTTTGGCGTAAGCCAGATGACATCAAAACCTTAGAAAAACTAGTGTCAGTTAATAAACGGATGTTTTCGTTACAATTGCTGCAAATGAGGTTTATTCACATGGACGAGCCTACTAAGCATCGAGCCATCAAAGTAATGGATGCGTTAAGGACAGGTTACTTTTGCAGACTTTAGCCCAAGTAAGAAAGAAATGCCTTGTCGCAATTCAATTGTTGGCTAGGATATCTGCTGCTGACGAATACGGTTATGTGGAATGTGTCAGCTGTGGAGTAGTTAAACACTATCGTGACGGTATGCATGGCGGTCACTACATTGCAAAAGGCAAAGGAGGAACTCACCATCTTGCGCTAGAGATCGAGAACGTCCACCCGCAATGCGCTGGCTGTAATCTACAGATGGGCAAGGGAGCAGGAACTGTTGCTCATAATTATCAGAAATTTATGTATGACTATTATGGGAAAGACTATGTAGACGATATGGTCAGCCGTCCTAACGTAGTCAAAAAGATCAGTCTGCCAGAATACGAAGACATTCTAGCCCAACTAAAAGAGCAAATTCAGTATCATGAACAGAGGATAATACTATGAGCGCAAAAGACCATCAGGTTGGTGGCGATCACTACAAGAAAATGAAGATTCAGCCCATTGATTACATCATGGCTAATCAAATGCCATTTTGTGAGGCATCCGTAGTTAAGTACGTTTCAAGGTGGCGTGATAAAAATGGCATTGAGGATTTGCGAAAAGCAAAGCAGCTAATCGATTTCATCATTGAAGACGAGATCGAAAAGACTAAATTGATTACGCTGAAGGGTAGCGACTCGATTTAAGCATATTGGTCAAATCAATACTGCGCTGACCTACCTGCTTACTCCATTTGGAATCTAAAAACTCCATAGCAGCAAGGTCATACGACTGCTCAGCCATGTGACCCAATGCGCGTTTAAACTTCATCAGACGAGAAAGGCCAAGGTTAAAGCACATACAGATCATGAAGTCTTTGCGTACTCTTGTGAGGTCTAAATACCACGGAAAAGCTCGAAGCAGCTCTTGATCGCATCTGCGAATATCTGAATACAAAAGGTACATTACCTCGTCCTCAGATAGCCCCACATCATCCAGATTACGCCCAACGCCAATATGCACGAGACCGTTGATATCCTCGTAACATTGCGTTTTGAACCCCTCATGCTTGATAAGGAGCTGCTCTAGCCGACCTGTCATGATTTTTTAAACAGGCCAGTTTTGTTAAATAAAGCCACAACAACATTCACTATGTCATGAGCCACTGGCTGTAGCTTATCAAACTCAGCGTCAATATCGTCAGCTGTTTCAATAGCCCCCTTAAGCATAAGATCAAAAGCAGCGAGTTTTTCTTTGCCAGCTCCATCATCAGGGATAGTCTCTTCTATCAATTTGACGATCTCTACTACCATTGACCAGAGACGTTTAACCCAACCCAAATATTCAAATAAACTCATAACTTACACTCCGCAGTTAATAAGATGGCCTCGATGCCATAGATGTTTGGTACGACCTCAACCCAGTGAGGGTTTACGATGACAGGCTTAACGCCGAGACTACACCCCGACCTTCTCAGATGTTGATAGTGTGAGCAGCCAGTTGACCAAAGCAAGAACCCCAACAGCCACAGCATCAACGGTAGCTTCGTCCACTGGTATCTCATACCCAAATGCCTCTGCAGCCTGTATAGCCGCCCAGATCGCCCCTGTGAGCGCTGTAGCGGTTATTTGGCGACTCTTCCACTTAGCAGGGTCAGCAACTGCTTTCCCCTTCTGTAGCGCCTTAAACGCCGTTCTAATCCTCGTCATCATCGTCTTCGTCCTCTAGCAGATTATAAGCCAAAGAGGTCTTGTATATCTCCATAAGACCGATCAGGCTAACTTGGTTGACTCCCCGATCCACAAACTCTTCGACCCACTCACCGAGCTTATCCATCGCTTCTTCGGTCAATCTGTCGCTGATCTTGTCTGGGAAAGGGATAGTGTCCATAGTTATCCTAAGAATCTAAACGCTGCGCCAATTGCGGCAGCTACAACTAACCATACAATACGCTCGGCTGACTTACCTTTTATCACGCTTTCCGACAACCGATCCACCTTGTCATCAAGGCCATTGACCTTGGACTCAATTGAAGACTGACGATTAAAAACCGTAACTAGTTGTTCCTCGACTCTAGCTAAAGATATGACGGCCTCTTGCAGCTTGTCAATTTTAGCTTCTACCCGATGTAATCGGTCTTCCATCTTCATACCTATAGCGTCAGGTCAGGGACTTTGCGCGAAGCCCTGATTTGGTAAACGTGACGAAGCGCCTCTCCTCCATCACGATGAAAAGTAATCTGTGTCATTACACTGGATGCGGAATAGCCGTGACTTGCGTGGTAGGAGTCTGGAAAAGCCAACGTCCCGAACGATTCCACGAAAACACCATTATCCGTCTCTATCGCGTTTTGATGGTGGATATGTCCTACTAACCATTTTCGGTAGTTAGTAGACGACCATTGATCCGGTAACATCCTTGGTAAAATCGCCGCCAGTTTAGCAGCCTTCACTTTGTCAGCATGATGGACAGCCAAAAGTGTCGCCCCAAACTGAAGAGTGTGAAAGAATCCGTGAGGGTCTAGGATCGTTACCCTTGGTTCTTTTGAGTAATAAAACTTCAGTATAAGAGCAAGAGCGATAGCTGTATCCGAGTCGTGATTACCACGAGCCATTATCACGCTGACGTTTTTATGCTTAGATAGCATTTTCTCTATCGCAAATATAAACGTCTGAGCCGCAGTCTCAAGAACCACTTCAATGCGCGTGTCTACATCTAGTCTAGTTCCTCCAAAAGTAGTACCTGCTGATCCGTTAGCGTGAATAAAATCGCCCACGTTTACTAACAGAGAATGCTCAGAAGCACTAGATACGCTTACCAGATAGTCTATAGCCTCAAGATGAGACTTGGCCGCTATCTTGGTATCGTAATCCTGCTCTTTAGTTTCACGAGAGTCAGCCCTCATACCGAAATGTGCGTCACCTATGACAATGCTAGGTAATAAATCTGTCGCAAACTTCTTAGTCTTTGGCTTGGCTTTAGGCTTGTACTTGGGAAGACCTTTAACCAGACCTTCAACAAAACCTTGCAGCGCTTTATCCCGCTCTGCCTCGGTCATAGTACGTTTAGTCTTCAACCAGACCTTGTTATTTTCATCGTCTGAGGTGTATATACTGCGACCAATAACTATCTCACCTTCAGGAACCAGCCGCCTAGCATCGAAATTATCTGAATAGCCACGCTGAGCCGCATAGTTTTTAACCGCACCAATGTGGTCGCGTACTGTGGACGGAGAAATACCCAAGACACCAGCCGCTTTAGCAACCACTTCCCCGCAGTCTTCCCACGCTTTAACTGCCTCGCGTTGGCGTTCTGTCTTGGCGTAGTCTATTAGACTCATTATGGCTCCAAACGCGGATCAACCCAATCAGGGCATAACTCCCATACGCCATTGACGTAGTTGTACTTGCAGCCGTACCAATCGTCAGGAGTAGTAACGCCTTCAATTAGTGTAGAGTTATTAGCGTTAAGGTCGCCAATGATAAAGTCCAAGTTAGCAGGGTCGCCCACTTCGATGCAGTCAGCCTTCATGTTTACCTGCTTGGCGTCAGCAAACAGGTACTTGGAGCAATTCATGTCGCATAGAATAGTTTTCATTGGTTATCCTTTAACAATTAGCTTAGTTGCTGAAACTGCTGTGCCTGCAAACACAGATGGGTTGTCAGCAGTAGCGCCTAATGAGCCGTCATTCTGAACATAATATGATTGACCTGCTGTTAAACCTGACTGAGCATCATCTACTGAGCCAATAATTTGAACAGTTGCTGTTGCAGTATCGGAATATGCTCCGTCTGATATTCCTATGTAATTTTCGGTGGTTAAATTAGTAGCAGAGACTTTAGTGGTAGAAACCGCACCTGCTATTTTAGTGGTTGCTACATCATAGTATCCTAATAATATATTTTTACTTGTAGAACTATATGCTCCATTTGGGCGAAGCATTGCAGTGGTAGTTGTTGTTGTTCCCAAAGATAAGCTAGTGCCACTTACGGTAGCTGAAACCAAGTACCCTTGCGTAACAGTGCTATTGCTATAAAAAATAACCGACTTGTTTGCAAAAGCATCGTAAACAATATCTATGTGTATACCATTAGCTGACAATGAAACAGGGCTTCCAAAACTAACCGAAGTTCCTGATATTGACATGACTACGGCATATGGCACATTAGAAAGGTAATAAACAAAAATTGTTTTTTGAGCAACTGAATCATAAGTTCCATTAAGCCAAGACGCTCCATTTGATAAAGATGCTGTCGCACCAAAAGAAAGAGTATTGCTAGAAACCGACGCTACCACTGCGTCTAACCTGCTTGAATTATATGTAAATAAAATTACAGATTTTTGTGCGTTTTCATCATATATAATACGAAGTCTATTACCAAAAAACGATGATGCAAACGTATATTCAGAATTAGCTGTAAGAGTAGTGCCTGACGCTGTAACGCACCTTGCTCTACCGTCATTATTACCTGTTTTATACACCACTACTGTTGCATTATTTGTTATATCATAACAAGAACTTACATGATCTAAGGTTGTAGAAGTAAATTGAATTTCAGAACCATAGGAAATACTTAATCCTGAGATTACTCCTGCTTTAGCCCGACCGCCTGATCTAGCATAAGTAATAACAATAACCTGCGCGGCTGAATCGTAAGAAGCGTCTACAATATTATCTCCCGAATAACTATTGCTATCTATAACAACCGGAGTTCCATAGGTAATTGT